GGTTTTATGTCTATCGACGTATTTGAGAGCGTGCGCGCAATGGCGAATGCGCAATCCCTCCGCGCAAAATCTGCGCTTTGACACTGCGCACCGCGCAAAGGGCACCCCAGCGCAATGGCAAACCACGAAAACCGCGAACTCATCACCGCCTACTGGCGTGAAGTGCTCCCCCATTGCCAGACGAAACGCACCGCCCAGGATCACGCGAAAAAGCGCCACCCCAAGTGGATCGCATGGCTTGCCACCCAGGGGCGAAAGATCCACGACCCCAAAGTCGCGCCCACGCCAGAGGCCGTCCTCGCCTTCACCTCCCGGCTTCGTGACAACCCCCCGCCACCTGCCGATGGCGATCTCCTGCCTCCCGGCCCGCTCCCCGCGCCCCCAGCCATCGACAAGCCCGTCTCCGACCGCACCCCCGAGGAGCACGCCGAATGCACCGCCTGGGAGATGTTCAAAGAGAACTCCGAAGCCGCCCGCCGCTGCGCCCGAGCCGACTCCATCACCGCCGCTGGCTTCGCTCGCATCGCCTGCCAGTGCCTATCCAGCTACCATTCCGCCCGTCAAAAACGCGTCCAGTCCGACATCGAAAACCGCCGCCTCCTCCCCGTCTCCGAGTATGACGCACTCTGCGACGACGTCCGCAAGCTCACCGACCTCTGGCGCTCCCTCATCCCCGACCTCGCCGCCCAGATCGACCCCGCCAACCCCGCCCGCATCAACCGCCTCTTCGACGACTGGGTCCAGCGTCGCCTCAACCCCGCCATCCGGTCCTTCATCGACCCCGGCCCCACCGCCGCCCTCGCCGCATGAGTGATCGCCGCGCCCATCTCCTCCGCCTCGCCCTGGTCGAGCAGCGCCCCGCCGTGGTCGAGTTCCTCAGCCGTCATATTCAAATTCCCCGGTCCATGTCCCCCGCCCGCGTCCATGGAGCCATGGCACCCTTCAGCCTCCAGCATCAAGGATTCGCCCAGCACATCCTCGAATGCGCCGACCCTGCCCGTGGCATCACCGACGTCACCACCTGCTCCGCCACTCAAGTCTTCAAGACCTTCGGACTCCTGATGATGCTCGTCTATCGGATGGTCAATGTGCCGAGCCCGAAGCTCATTGTTTTCCCAACCAAAGACACCGCACAAAAAGCCGTGTCGCGAAAAAAGCTCCAGCCCCTCATCAATCTCAACCCCATACTCGCCGAGCGAAAACCCGCCAACTCCGACCACTTCACCGACATGGAGATGGACATGCTCGGCGGTGCCATCCGCCTCACCGGCACCAATTCCCCCGCCAACCTCGCCTCCACCTCCGAGCGCGACATCTTCCAGGACGAGTGCTGCAAATTTGAGCACCACTCCAACGAAGACAGCCCCGAAGCCCACCCCATGGACCTCGCCGACGAGCGCGCCAAGTCCTTCGGCCCCGACGCCTTCCGCTACAAAAGCTCGTCCCCCAACATCGTCACGCATCCCTTCTGGACCCGCTACGAAGCCGGATCCCAAACCCACTTCCTCGTCTCCTGTCCCGAGTGCCATCACCTCTTCCCCTTTGAAGACTGGCCCGATAAAAGCCACGACTCCAAACACCCCGGCTATGAGAAGGTCGATAGCGACTACCGCAGCCTCGTCTGGTCCCCCGAGGCCCGCGACTCACACGGCCTCTGGGTCGAACAAAAAGTCCGCGAGACCATCCGCTACATCTGCCCGTCCTGCGCCTACCCCATCCGCGAAGAAGACCGACTCCCCATGCTTGACCGCGTCGAGCCCATCGACCTCAACCCCGCCACCGCCCAGCGAAACAAATCCTTCCGCCTTCCCTCCTTCTACTCCCCCGCCCTCACCTTCGGCGACGTCGCCTGGAACCGCATCAAGCCCGCCGACCTCCTCGGCAACCATCAAAACCACGCCAACTCATGGCTTGCCAACTGTTGGTCCGACCTCGCCCATAACATCAAAGAGGAAACCGTCCGCGCCTGCATCTCCACAAATTATGGGCGCGGCTCCCTCCCCTTCCGGCCAAAGCTCCTCGTCCTCACCGCCGACCCCGGCGAAGCACTCACCCACTGGACCGTCACCGCCATCTCTCCAGAAGGCGGACTCTTCGTCATCGACTGGGGCACCCTCCTCAGCTCCCGCGAGCTGGTCTCTGCCGACTTCCTCCGCCATCGCCTCTACACCATCCCCGGCACCGATGAGCGCATCGTCCCCCGCATCGGTTACATCGATTCTGGCTACCTCACCGAGACCCAGTATGACATCTGTGAAGCCTCCGGCGGCTTCTATTGGCCGACCAAGGGATCAGACGCCAAGCACGGCACCGTGAACGAAACCCGCGCCGCCTCCCGTCCCGGCCTGAAGCTCTACACTTATAGTGACACGCAAGCAAAAGATGACCTCTACGGCTCCCGCATCGCCCGCCGATCCACCCCCGGCTTCCACCTCCCCACCGATGCCGATGCCTCCCTCATCATGGGCCACACCGGCCAGATGAAGGACAAGTCCACCAACCAGTGGAAACGTGTCCCTCACGACCACTACGGCGACTGCTCCAAGCTCGCCCTCATCTCCCTCTGGATCGCCCGCCTCGTCCCCGGCTTTATATAATGATCAGTTAAGCCACTAAAGAACAGCCATGAAGAAAAAAAGCACAACTCCCAAAAAGAAAGAAATCATCGTGATCAAGCAGGAAAAGGCGAAGGATACCGCAGCGTCTGGCTCTCTGGACGACTGGGCACTCAAGGTTGCAAAGGAGGGTGTGGCCAAGCTCCGGGGCCTGAATCGTAACGGCCAGCATCACACGCCCAGGCTGGTCCAAACGATGACCCGCGCCGCCATCGAAGCAGAAAAAGCGGGAGCAACATACATCGGGACGGAGCATGTGTTGCTGGCAATTCTCGCACTCGAACAAGGAACCGCTTGGCGGATGCTAGTCGCAGCGGGGATGACATACGACTCCACTAAATTCGCACTGCGTGTTCAGCTTTGTTCGTGAGGCTTTGACACAGCCTTCCCCGAGATGCCCGCCGTCTCCATCTCCGACCTCACCGATGACTACCTCTTCGAGGCCCGCATCCTGCATCCCAGCAGCAATGCCGGCCAGCTCACCTGGCTCACCGGCCTCTACCAGGCCGAAGCCCTAGACCGCAGCGGAGCCGAGATCACAAGCGCCTCCTTCAGCGGCAACTCCCACGCCGCACAGTTCCGCGCCTCCACGCCCGAAGACCGCCGCCACGCCCTCCGCAAAGCCATCGAGCACGTCGAGGCCGTGATCGACGGAGCCACCGCCTCCCAGTTCGCCAAACCCTTCGGCTTCCGTTTCAACGGCACTCCCGCCGAAGTGCTCGGCTAACCGAGAACCGAGAACCGAGAACCGCCCCCGCCATGCCCAAGAAAGCCTCCCGCGCCCCTCGCGTCACCTCCCGCGCCCCCGCCGCCCCCATCGTCAATGCCGCCCTGCCCGCCAGCACCGGCACCTACCGCACCCTACCCACCTATCAGGCATGGTCATCCAAGCAGCTCGAAGGCATGTCCAAGAGCCGCGACCGCGTCCAGATCAGCCGCTTCCTCCAGGAAGAAATCCCCGTCGTCGGCTACTGCATCACCGCCCTACCCAAAGAAGCCATCGGCAAAGGCATCGGCCTCAAATCCATCTCCGCCAACCCCGAGTTTCGCGCTGCCGCCACCGCCCTTTACAAAGCCTGGGCCACCTCCCGCGCCGTCGATCTCCGCAAAGAAGGCACCCTCTTTGAACTCCAGTCCCGCTGGCTCTCCGCCATCCTCGGCGATGGCGAAGCCTTCGTCCAAAAAGTCGCCGACAACACCCCGCTCACTGCCGACTGGACCCTCGCGGACAAATCCCGCCGCCGCCTCCAGCTCCAGACCCTCCTCCGCGACCAGCTCACCAACAACGGCCTCACCACCCTCGACGCCAAAACAGGCCGCTGGATTGATGGCCTCCAATACAACGCCCTCGACCAGCTCCTCACCCTCCGCGTCATCACCGACGACACCACCCTCGGCAGCAATCCCAAGACACTCCCCGTCCCCGCCGCCAACGTCTTCCACCTCAAGGAAAACATTCGCTTCAATCAATACCACGGCATCCCCTTTGTCTTCCGGTCCAACAAGGATCTCCTCGACGTCCTCGACCTCAAAGCCATCCGAAAACACGCCGCCAAGATTCGCTCCGCCCTGTTAGGTGCCACCACCACCCGCGACGGCAAAGTCCCCAACGCCATGCAGGCCGCCATGGCCGCCGAAAAGACCGGCACCCCCGCCACCGATACCGGCAAACGCTTCATGGAGATCGCCGATGGGGCCGTCATGATCCCCCTCGCCGATGGCGAAACCATGAACTTCTTCCAGGGCGGCGAAGCCATCCCCTTCAAGCAGATCCTCGAAGAACTCACCAACCCCTTCGTCTTCGGCCTCGGCTACCCCGTGGAGTGGATCTTCTCCATGGGCTCCCTCGGCGGCACCGCCTTCCGTGGCGTCATCGAAAAAGTCCGCCGCGCCCATGAGAACCTCCGCGCCCTCCTCTACCCCTTCCTCCAGTGGACCTGGGAATGGGTCATCGCCGATGCCATGATGCCCGGCGGAGGCCTCGCCCAGTTCGCCAAAGTCGCCGACTGGAATGAGATCGACTTCGTCACCGATCCCGACCCCTCCGTCGATCTCGGACGAGATCACCGTGCCGACATGGAGCGCCTCCGCGCCAATGCAGGCACCATGGAAGACTACGTCGAGTCCCGCACCGGCGGCAGCGGTCTCTCCGTCCGCCATGCACGCATCGACGAAAAGCTCGACGACGTCCGCTACGCCATCGCCCGCGCCACCGGCATCCAGCCCGAAGCCGTCAAGATCCCCGCCAGCATCGCCACCCTCCTCGCCATCGACCCCATCCAGCTCCAGGCCATGTCCGGCCTAGCCGCCACCCTCACCCCCGAAACCATCGCTGCCGATCTCGCCTCCCAAGACAGTCAATAACGTCAACCAGGTCAATCCCGTCCCTCCCCCTTTGACATCCGCCCCCCGGCGTATGTCTACCTGGTTCAAAATCACCAACACCGCCTCCGGCAATGCCACCATCGACATCTTCGATGAGATCGGCTTCTGGGGCATCACCGCCAAAGACTTCGTCGCCCAGCTCCGAGCGGTGCAAAATCTGCAAACCCTCACGCTGAATATCGACAGCCCCGGCGGCTCCGTCGAAGACGGCTTCACGATTTATGATGCCATCATGGATCTCGGCATCCCCGTCACCGCCAACATTACCGGCACCGCCGCCAGCATGGCATCCGTCATCATGCTCGCCGCCAGCAACGTCAAGATCGCCGAGCATGGCCGCGTCATGATCCACCGCGTCACCGGCGGAGCCTCCGGCAATCACGACGACATGGCCGCCGCCGCTGCCGTCATCAAACAATTCGAAGACCGCATCGTCGCCGTCTATGTCCAGCACACCGGCAAAGACGAAGCCGAGATCCGCGACCTCATGAAAGCCGAGATGGGCACCTGGTTCTTCGGCCAAGAAGCCATCGACGCAGGCTTCGCCGATGAACTCATCAAAGGCACCAAAGCCACTGCCTTCAAACCCCAGTGGGCCAAAAACTTCACCATGCTCCCCGCCGCCCTGTTTGACACCCGCAGCGATCCGAAGCCCAACGCTCCCTCCCTACCCAAGAACATGAAAGCCATCCTCGCCCTCGCCTCCCTTGTCGGCGTCGCCCTCAAAGGCGATGAAACCGAAGACCAGATCGTCGCCGCCTGCGCCGCCCACAAGCCCGCCCCGCAGAAACTCGAACTCAACCTCGAAGACGCCGAAACCAAAGCCCACTTCGACGGCCTCGTCACGAACGCCACCAAGCCCCTCCAGGCCAAGATCGAGGCCCTCGAAGCCCTCATCAAAAACGGCCCCGCAGGCTCCGCAGGCGCAGGCTCCCCCGTCCCGACTCCCGGCGCACCTACCGCTCCCAAAGCCCTCACCCGCGCCGAGTTCGAGGCCCTCGATCACGCCGAGCGCAGCGCCTTCATGAAAGCCGGTGGCAAGCTCACCGCCTAACCCTCCACGTTGACACCCTCACCCAGAGACCCCGCCTAACATCATGAGCAATACCCTCACTCTCACCGCCCTCACGGAAAACATCTTCCGAGCCAAAGACATCATCGCCCGTGAGCCCACGGGATTCATCCAGTCCGTTCTGGTGAACTCCGGCTCCGAAGGCGTTTCCATCAACGGCACCGTCCTCAGCCATGTCACCGCTGAGCCGACGCTGAACACGTCCTACACGCCCGCGATGACCATCCCGGCTGCCGACGATCAGACCGTCACCACGGAAAGCATGACCATCGGCCAGGTCGCCAACGTCCGCGTTCCGCTCACCGGCGAGGCCCTCCGCCAGCTCGGCAACACCGCAGGCCAGAAGGTCATCGACGACATGATGGTCCAGGCCATCCGCAAGATCGTCAACACCATCGAATCCCATTGCGGCTCGGTGATCTACAAAGGCAGCTCCCGCGCCGTCGGCACCGCAGGCACCACGCCCTTCGGCTCCACCATCGCCATCCTCGCTGATCTCCGCCAGATCCTCGAAGACAACGGCACACCGATGAGCGATGGCGAACTCTCCACCATCATCTCCACCAGCGCAGGCACCAAGCTCCGCCAGATCGCCAACCTCTACAAGGCAAACGAAGCTGGCAGTGACGCCCTCCTCCGCCGTGGTGAGTTGCTGAATCTGATGGGCCTCTCCATCAAGGCCTCCGCTGGCATCGCCTCGCACACGAAGGGCGCAGGCACCGGCTACGACTTCAGCGGCTCCGAAGCCATCGGCCAGACCACCCTCGGCTTTGAAGGCGGCACCGTCAACTCCACCGGCATCAAGGCTGGCGACATCATCGCACTGGACACCGACACGGCGAACAAATACGTCGTCAAGACCGGCAGCACCGCCACCTCCGGCGACATCGTCATCAACAACCCCGGCCTCCGTGTCGCTGGCACCACGTCCTCCGAGATCACCCTCGGCGACTCCTACACCGCCAACCTCGCCTTCCATCGCTCCGCCGTCGAGCTGGTCATGCGCCCCCCTGCAATGCCGTATGGTGGAGACTCCGCCTCCGACCGCATGACCATCGTGGACGACGTCACCGGCCTCGTCTTCGAGGTGGCCCTCTACAAAGGCTACGGCATGAACATGCTCGACTTCACCTGCCTCTACCAGGCCAAGGTCTGGAAGTCGGACTTCGTCGCCACACTCCTCGGCTAATCCCCCGCTCCCGAAACCTCCACAGAGCCCGCTGGCATCCCCAGCGGGCTTTTTCACACCCATGGCAAAACCAACCTCAAAGAGCACCGTGGAATACACCCACCGCATCGCCGAGCCCGAGCAGCTCGCCGTCCGGCTCACCCTCGCCGCAAAAGAAGATTGGCGCGTCATCACCATCGTCCCCATCGCAGGCACCCACTACCACATCGCCTACTTGTCGCGGTCGATTGACATCCCCTCTCCCAAGTAATCCTTCCCTGGCTTCCTCCAGGTTTGTTGGTGTGGTCAATGGACCGCACGAAGCCGCACCCCTTTTGGTTGGGGGGTGCGGCTTCTTCTTTTCCGTCTCCGCCGCAGGCGTCTCCCAGTCTTCCCATTGACACCCCCTCTCCGGCATGACCGTCGCCGAAGAAACCATCCCTGCCGAGGCAGACTCAGCCATCCGCCGCTTCCGCATCACCGATCCCACCAGCGAGATCCAGATCACCGCCCTCCACCTCACCGATCAGAGCATCCCCGGCGATCCCCCATCCCTCCAGGCCACCGGCCCCGTCGCCAACAACCACGCCCTCGCCATCGCCCTCATCCAGCTCGCCAACCGCCTCCTCGGCACCCCCGGCCAGTCCCTCCCCTCATGAGCCCCGCCACCTTCGCCTCCGCCGTATCGCGTGGGATGGCCGCCAGCCCCTTCCGCGATGACCTCACCTTCATCTTCGGCTCCACCCGTCACCTCGTTAAAGGCTGCACCGTCAGCAGTGGCGACAACAAAGCCAAGTCCGACGAATACGGCACCGAGCACACCCGCACCCTCCGCTGCCACGTCCCCAAAAAGACCCCCGCAGGCGTCGCCACCCTCCCACGCCAGCCCGCCGTCGATCTCGATGCCATCGAGCACAATGGCCGCAAATACAACCTCGTCAGCCTCACCGGCTTTGACGACCACTCCCCCGCCTGGGTCATCGAAGCCGCCGCCCCCCTATGACCCTCGCCACCACCACCATCGATCTCCTCATCGCCGATCTCTTCCGCGAGTATCTCGAAGACACCGCCACCGGCCAGGCCGATGCCGCCATCGCCAAAGAACTCATGGACGGCATCGCCGAGCCTACCCGGCCCGTCATCATCCTCACCGCCAAAGAAGAGCCCGTAAAGTCCAGCTCCCGCCGTGAGATCACCCTCAACCCCGTCCTCTGCACCTGGGCCAAGTCCGAAGAAGCCGGAGCCGCCACCAACGAAGACCAGACCACCCGCACCACCGCCGCCGCCATCATGGCCGCCATCGAAGCCCGCCTCCGCGATGCCGATGCCTATCAGACCTGGCTCTCCGCGCTTGATAGCACCCGCCGGGATGGCTGGTCCATCCTCAAAATCATCCACGAAGGCCAGGCCCCCCTCATGCGGCCAGACAGCGCCTCCCGCTCCGTCCTCTACAGCCTCACCCTCAAAGTCCACCTCCACGTCTCCCGCGTCGCCTGATTGACATCCGCCGAACCATGACCATGAAAAACCTCCTCGCCCTCCTTCTCGCCCTCATCGCCAGCATCGCCCCCGCTGCCGATCTCAGCATCACCACCACCAGCTTCGTCCCTGGGGCCAACGCCAAAAAGCAGATCGGCACCGCCGGTGCTGCCATCACCATCGGCCAGCTCCTCTACTACGACAGCACCGCAGGCACATGGAAGCTCGCCGATGCCAATGCCTCCGCCACCACCGCCGCCGTCGTCGCCATCGCAGCCAGTGCCGCCGCCTCCGGCCAGCCCGTCATCTACATCACCGAGGATGACGACCTCACATTAGGAGCCACCCTCTCCATGTCCGCCCCCGTTTATGCACTCAGCGGCACCGCAGGCGGCATCGCCCCCAGCGCAGACATCACCACCGGCTGGTATCCCTGCCCCGTGTTCGTCGCCAAAAGCACCACCAAATGCATCTTCAAAGCCTCCGCCCTCCGAGGCACCGCCGCCGCCGTCGCTCCTTAAACTGCATCCCGTGTTAGGCCTCCTCCACATCCTCCACTCCCCACTCCCATGCCCTTCGACCCCCTCCAGACACAAGGCACCCTCCCAGCCTACGACCTCAAAGAGTTCGACGACACCGGCCTCCTCGTCACCGACTGCTCTTTCACGCCCCGCGTGAACATCAAAGAGAAGGAAGGCCACAGCAACGGAGCCACCGGCAACAACGGCTCATACGCCCAGATCGTCCAAGTCCAGACCTACAAGAAGGCCCTCGACATCGAACTCAAAGGCGAGATCGTCCCCGACTCCAACGGCCTCGCCGCAGGCCTCGCCGCCGTCTATCCCGGCCAGGCCGTTACCTGTGCCCAGTTCGCCGCCTCCGGCGTCACCATCCACGGCTTCAGCCGCGATGCCGCCAAGCTCCTCATGGTGAAAGAAGTGAAGCGTGAGACCTCCTCCGAAAAGGTCCCCGTCGTCACCGTCCCCATGTCCTACTACCCCGAGATCGCGGTCTAACCACCGCCCATGCAATCCGCGCCCCCAGCCAATGGGGGCGCGGGCCATCTCCCCGCCGATCCCCTCATGTCCCCAGACAGCCCCAACCAAGTCGCCGTCAGCAACACCAAGCTCGCCGCCTGTCTCATCGCCCTCGGCTTCAAATTCAAAGCCGACCTCATCCAGAGCAGCAAAGCCGGAGCCAAGCTCCACACGCAATTCTTGTTCAGCGGCCCCAGCCTCCGCTCGCAGTATCAGCACATCACGCTTGACTGCGCCCAGCTCTGGGAAAAAGGCACGCTCGATCACAAAGAGCCCATGCATCCCCTCTGCGTCATGATGCGCGGCCAGCATAACTACGACCGCCTCATGGATTGGCAGATGCGCGGCATCACCCATCACCTCCGCAGCACCGCCGCAGGCCAGATGCTCATCTATCGCGCAGGCACCGTCAAAGACTGGTCCGGCATCCAGCACCACACCTCCTCCGACCTCGCCCTTTGTGCCGCCCTCGCAGGCTGCGGCATCCCCGTCATCCGCATCACCGGTTCGGCAGGTGCCCACCTCTACACCTTCCCGGCCATGGGTTACGCCCTCCTGCGCGCCGATCTCACCACCCACCTCGAAGCCGCCAACCTCCTCACCCGCCGCGCCCCTACCCCCACCGATCCCCGCCGCCTGCATCTCGAGGATACCGCCCCCCTCCACCCCATGGTGCAGGTCTATGACGCCCTGAACTGCCGAGCCCACCTCAAGCGCGCCCTCCTCAGCACCAGACCCCTCCTCCTCATCGAAGAAGAAGGCACCACCCGCCAAGCCCTCCTCAGCATGAACAGCACCGGACGCGTCATGCAACGCGTCGAAGCCCACTTCAAATCCCCGCCGATCCCATGGACCCAACCCTAGCACCCCCAGACACCGCCCCCGAAGCCGCTGCCGACCAGCTCCGCCAGCAAGCCTGGCACACCGCCGACTCCCACGCATGGGCAGGCATCCCCCTCCAGCCCTGGAGCCGCCAGCGTGAAAGTCTTTTTGTTCGCCTCATCGAGCACGACGAGACCACCACCGGCCTCGACTCTCTACCCCTCCTCACCGCCCGCCTCGCCGAAAAAGAAAGCCCCGTCACCATCGAGACCCTCCTCTCCCCCATGCTCTTCATTGAGCAGGCCTCTTTGGTGCTTTTCCTCGCCGCCCACACCCCGAACCAATGGGATCACCTCAGAGGCCGCCCCGCCGCCTTCCTCCGTGCCGCCAATGAATGGGCCGAGAAGCACATCCCCGCCGGAGACGAATGGCCCGCCATCCACCTCGCCGTTTTACTCCGCACCCAGCACCACGCCGTCATCCCCATGCGACCCGCTTCCCGTGCAGGAGGCCCCTCGGGAAACTAGCACTGCCCGTCTCCGAGGCGCAATACTACGCCCTCCTGAGTCGGGCCTACCACGGCACCACCACCCGCCATGAAATGCGCTGGGAAATCTCCCTCACCGAAGGCTGGTCCATCATCCACGCCGCCGGACTCCTCGCAGGCGAAACCTACATCTGGCCCGACCCCAAGCTCTCCACCTCGGGCCGCCTCCTCCTCCGCGTGAATGAACTCCGCCAATCACCCACCCCCATCACCCTCGACCTCTGAGAACGAAGAACTGAGCCGACCGCCGACTAACCACTAAAGACGTATGAAGACCAATAAAGCATCATCGAAGAAACAAGCCACCGCAGGCCGAAAGCCCAGGCGGTTGGCTCCTGTGTCTGGTTCTCAGTTCTTATCCCGACCAACTTTCCAGATAGCCTCGGCGAAGCCGGAAAAAGCCACTTTTGACACGGCCCCCTCGGCAACACCCACGCCGATCCCATGTCCACCGATGGCCTCACCCTGAACAGCGCACCTTTTGAGGCGGCGATTGTCAGGCTTGCAGCCACCTCCAAGAAAGCCGCCTCCGCCGTCATGAAGGACCAGGCTCGGCTTTTGTTCGTCGAAGTCGCCAAGATCACTCCGCCCTACTCCGGCGGCACCACAGGCAGGCAGGCAGAGAAGCAGGGCCGCACCGCCGTCGCCCGCGACATCTACGGGATCTATGGCACCCGCAGCGATGCCTACACCGCCATCGCCGCCAGCAACGTCCCGGCAGCGAATGCCTTCTGGTCTCAGCTCGGACAAGGCAACACTGAACTCGCCAGCAGCATCCTCCGCGATGTCACCGGCAAAAGCCTCTCCCCGTTCGATAATGGCGCGCTTCATGAGCGCACCTCGGCCGGCTCCCGCCGCCGCACCCGCCGAGCCAATGCCGCCACCCGCAACGCCCGCAGCTTCGTCTTCTTCGTCTCCAATGCCGAGGCCCTCGCCGCCTATGTAAACGAAAAGCAAGCCCACGTCTGGTGGCTTGCCTCCGGCTGGGCAGATCCCCTCCGCGCCCTGGGTGCCAAGCTCCCCTATGGCGTCGGTAAGTTCGATGCACCCGGCAAGCTCAAGGTCACCATCACCGACCAGCGCATCGAGATCACGATGACGAACCAAGTCTCCTATGGCCGCGACGTGCGCGACATCCAGCGTCGCATTGACTTCGCCATGAATAAGCGGGTCGGAGCCCTCGACCGCCGCTGGGAATCCTACCTCAACCGAGCCGCCAAAGACGCCGGTTTCTCCAAGACACTCTAACTCATGTCAGCCAATCTCGAAGCCTCCCTCCGGCTGGACATCGCCCAATACCAGCAGCAGCTCGCCAAAGCCAAAGGCGAAGCCAAGAAACTTCGAACCGACCTCCAGTCCCAGGGCGGATTCGGCAAAGCCTTCACCGGCCTCGGCGGCCAGATCGCAGGCATCGCCGGAGCCGCAGGCTTCGGACTCCTCGTCAAACGCGGCCTTGAGTTTAACCAAACCATTGGCGACTCCGAGACCGCCATCGCCCAAGTCCTCCGCCAGTTCAAAGGACTCAGCACTGAAGCCGCCAAAGGCGAAGCCGCTGCCGCCATGCAGGCCATGGTGGACCTGGAGCCCAGCACCGCCGCCAGCCTCACCGGCCTCGTCGATGGCTTCCTCGCCACCCTCGGCAGCTCCCAGGCCGTCGGCATCGACGTCGCCCAAAACATCGACCTCGTCGGCAAGTTCGCCAACGCGATGGCCAACGCCAAGATCCCCGCCGAGCAGCTCGCCCAAGAGATGCGCTCCATCGTGAGCGGGAACATTGGAGCCGACTCCACCCTCGCCAAAGTCCTCAGCATCTCCAATGCCGACATCGAGAAAGCCCGCCAAGCAGGCACCCTCTACGACTTCCTCGTCGGCAAGATCGGCACCCTCGGCGAAGCCGGAGACACCGCAGGCGTCGCCTTCTCCACCCTCTCCTCGGCCATGGATAAAGCCGCCGGACTCCTCACTGAAGGCCTCTTCGCTGAAGGTGTCCAAGGTGCCAAGGAGATGGCGACTTTCCTCGAACAAAACGCCGACCTCTTCCGCGACCTCGGCCAAGGCATCGCCTTCGCCACGAAAGAATCCATTAAGCTCCTCGCCGAGCTGAACAACATCCGCAACTCCCTCACCCAGGGCACCGGCGAAGGCATCGGCAAACTCCTCGGACTCGACCCCACCGGCGGCACCGTCGCCAAGACGAACAAAGAAGCCAGCGATCAAGCCGCCGCCGCCGATGCCGCCGCCCGCTTCGGTCCCGCCAAGCAGTTCGATGCCGATGGCAAAGAGATCGTCAAAAAAGACGCTACCACGCCCGAGAAAAAACCCGGCACTCCCGGCACCTCCGCCCCCGACGCCAAAGCCCTCATCGAAGCCCACCGCGAGATCGCCCGCCTCCAGCAGCAGGAAGCCTCCCTCAACCAAAAGCGATTCGACGACTACCTCTCCATCCTCCCGCCCAACCTCAAGCTCATCGAGATCAAGCGTGAAGTCCTCCGCCTCGAAAACGAAATGGACACCGTCGCCTCCTCCAGCATTGGCGAAGGTAAGATCCGCATCCAGACCGAGCTTCTCGACCTTGCCAAACAAACCCGCACCGCCGAGGCCGACATCGCCGATGAAAAGAAGCGCGCCGCCGACGAAGCCGCTGACGACCTCAAAGAGGCCCAAGAGAAAGCCGCCCTCCAGGCCGATGCCATCGCCGCCTTCGATGCCGAGATGGCCCTCATCAATGCCAAGCTCACCGGCAACAAAGAACTCACCGCTGAACTCGAACGCCAGGCCGCCATCGAGCAGGAGAAAAACCGCCTCATCGCCGCCGGAGTCACCGAGGCCGATGCTGCCGACAAGGCCGCCCAGATCGTCGATGCCCGCCAGTCCCTCATGGACAAGCCCACCGGCACCGATGGCAAGATCAAAGGTTATTCCCGCGAGCGCCAAGGCGGAGCCGATGAAGCCCGCCAGCGCGCCGAAGACCGCGTCAAGCAATCCCGCAGCCGCCGAGAAGCCGCCGTCACCGACGCCTTCGGCACCGTCCGCCCATCGGGCACCGATGCCGCCGGGAAAAACCCCCTCGCCGCCGCCGCGCAAAAGAACGCCGCCGCCGAAGGTGCCACGCCGCAGGACACCAATGCCGCCGCCGCCCAGATCGTCACCCAGATGCTTCCCCAGATCGTCTCCATCCTCTCCGGCTCATGATTCCTGACTTTTCCATCTACGGGCTGAAAAACTTCGAGATCACTGGTCGCAAGATCACCTCCTCCCCGCGTAAGCTCGACACCGCCAGCGTCTCCTGGCAGACCGATCGAGAAGATGCCTTTTCCCGTGGCGGTCCACTCCCCGGCTACCCGTATATGTCCATCGTCGAGTGCGAGACCCTCGTCGAGATCCCAGGCCATGCCTACCAGCACAACCTTCGCGGTGAAGGCCTCCTCCGCCCCGGTCACAAGCTCGAATCCTCCAGCCTCAAGCAACCCGAGGAAGGCTGGGACGAAGGCCCCCAGACCTGGCTCACCACCGACCCCTCCGCCTTCGCCATCGGCAACGTCCATCCCGACATCGCCACCCTCTGGTGTGTCGGCATCGACAGCAAAGACCAGGTCACCGATCGCGTCTGGCGCGTCTCGCCCAGCTATCGCGGCATCATCCCAGACTCGGCAGGGGACCCTAAGCCCGGCAAGTGGAAAGGCACTGTCAACGGCGAGACACGGCAGGCCGGATCTCTGTCCCTCGTCGGCACCACCTTCGTCGATGAAAACGGCGTCTATAACGGCTGGTCCACCGCCCGCGATTCCACGCTCGATACCAGCAAGGTCGCCGTCACCCACAGCCTCCTCAGCTTCACCGCACCGCCGACGGACAAGGTAGGCCGCCCCTACACTCCAGCCCGCGTCCCGCTGCTGGATAACATCTTCGAAACGACCTCGTGGTATTCGTCCGCCGGTTTCACCTGGAACTGGCCGCCCGGCTGGAAACTCAGCGGCGTCCAGTGGGATCAGATCCTCGATAAAGACATCTACCTCTACACCCTCACTCATGAGTATGTGCCGAAGGCCGAACCAAAGCTAACCTAATGCGCCGCAGCTCCAGACCTCCGAAGCCCGAGCCCTTCGCCTGGCGAAAGAGCAACGGCGTCATGCTGCAAAGCCATCTGCGCGAATACATCCGCTGGCTCTTTCCGCAGCTCGGCAGGCACTACATCCCGCCCGGCGGCGTGCGTGACTACACCGCCGCCGCCCAGCCTGCGAAGGCCGAGAAACAGCCCGAGCCCTTCCGCCCTCGTTCGTCCTCCGGTCCCGTCCTGCTCACCGATCTCCAGCGCTTCAAAGACTACGTCTTCGCCGCCCTGGAGCCCGTCGCTAGCCAGAACCCCATGCCACTGAAGACAAGCTGCACCCTCATCTTCATCCCCGATTTCAAGCGGCTGCATGAGCACATCCAGCTCCTCCTGAAACTCCACCGCCGCCGCCTCTCGAACTCATGACCCCGAACACAGCCCACATCCTGCACCTCTTCGGCTTCGAGCAGATCGCCCCAGATCGGAAGCGCGCGGATACTACGCGCTGGCACTACTCCAAGACTGCCGCCAACGTCCTCATCGACCTCCCCGAAGACGCCACCTCCCATGACATCCGCGAGGCTCTGGTGGCCTACGGTGCCGCCTGTGCCCGCGCCGAAACCCGCGAGCAATACAAGCGCTTCCTCCTCACCTTCGGCATCTCCCCCACCGACGACAACCTCCCGCCCTTCCTGTTAGACCCCGAAGGCGCTCCCCTCATCGAGCCCTCTGAAACAGAGAACCGAGAACCATAAACCGAGAACTTCCCCGCCATGCTCCTCATCCTTGATCGCAAACACCAGCTCCTCGTCCTCTCCGAGGGCATGCTCTCCCCCCAGACCTTCATCGAAGGCCGCCGGGGCGATGGCGAAAACATCGAACTCGTCTTCCTCGACGACGGTGCCGCCGTCACCCCCACCGGCCTCGAAGAGTTCCGCTTCGTCGCCAAGCCTCAAAATGAAGACTGGGACAGCGCCGCCCATGCCCTCGCCTCCACCTGGGTCCGCAACACCAGCACAGGCCGCTATCAGGCCCGCGTGAACTACAACACCACGCTCCTGAATGCCCTGCTCAAGATCGCCCATGCCACCGAACGTGAAAACACCTTCATCGACCTCGATGCGCAGCTCGCCTGGCGCACCTCCAACACCACCACCTGGTGGCGCACCCAGCGAGTCACCTTCCGGCTGCACAACAGCGTCTGGCGCGGCAATGAGACCGACCCCACCAGCGGCACCGCCGAAGAGTCCATCGCCAGCGCCGCCAAGTCCCCACAGTTCCTCGTCATCGACGCCGATGTCGTGAACGACAACGCTACGCTGAACACTCTCGAAGACATCACCGATCTCGAATTTCCAGTGCAAAGCGGGGCACGGTATCACTTCCGGTTCACCATCCCCTACACCTCGGCATCCACCGGCACAGGCTCCCGCTTCACCATCTCCGGCCCGTCCTCACCCACCTTCCTAGCCTACCGCAGCGAGGTCACGCTAAACGCTGCCGCACGCACGCTGAACGAAGGCCTCGGAGCCTACGACCTCCCCGCCGCCTGCAATGCGAACAGCCTCACCACCGGCAACATCGCCATCATCGAAGGCTTCATCCGCCCGTCCGCCGATGGCACCGTCACGGCCCGCTTCGCCTCCGAAGTCGCGAACTCCGCCATCACCGTCAAAGCCGGTGCCTGTGTCCAATTCACCAAGCTGGACTAACCGAGAACAGAAAACAGAGAACCGAGAACAACTTCCGCCATGACCATTCCTCTCTACATCGCCCGCGATCGCGGCAACCAAGTCTTTGACTCAAACAACCAGGCAGCCCTCACTCCCTGGAATCTCCTCCAGCGTGGCACCGTCACCGTGGTCTGCGCCTTTGGGTCGGCAGGTGTGATCAGCGCGCTCAACCCCACCACTGCCCGAATCGTCATCAAGGAGGCGGCCAGCGGTGACGTTCTGATCACGGATGACACCCCAGCCTCCAGCGGCAGCGGAGCCACCAGCCGCCAGTCCTTCTCTTTCGTGGTCGATGGGGCCGATCTCCGCACCGCCCTTGGCACCTCGGAGAGCATCGACCTCGTCGCTCAGCTCGAATGGGTGATCTCTTCCGTCACCTACCTTTCCACGCCCATCCCCGTCACCGTCACCGCCGCCATCGCCGGTGATGCCGATGGCATCCCCGATACAGCACAAGACGCAGGCTTTGCCCGTCTCGCTTCCATGCTCGTGGCAGGCGATGCCGTGACGCTCGATGAGGACGGCGTCGCCCGAACCATCACCATCTCCGTCGATCCCGGCGGTGCGCTCTCTGCCGACGACGGCTGGTCTCCCCTCATCCGCTCCGCCACTGACAGCGCCCGACGCGTGATGGAAATCTACGATTGGACCGGCGGCACCGGCACCAAGCCCGCCACCGGCTACATCTCCACCACCGGCCTCACCGCCACCATTGGCGATGCCATGGACTTCCGAGGCGTCCAGGGCATCCAAGGCCCAGCAGGCGAGACCGGCCCCACCGGAGCCACAGGTGCCACCGGAGCCGATGGCGCTCCCGGTGGTCCTCAGGGTGATCCTGGCTCCACCGGCGATAAAGGCTGGAGCCCCAAGCTGGTTATCGGGAATGATGGAGACCGCCGCGTCCTGAACATTGTCGGATGGGTAGGGGGTGAAGGCAGCGCGCCCTCGACCGGCCAATACATCGGAGAAAGCGACCTCGTGAACACCGCCGCCGAGGCCGTGGACATCCGAGGAAGCACGGGTGCTCCTGGAGCCGATGGCCTGCAAGTCATCAACGAAAACGTCTTCTACGTCGATCCCGTGAATGGCAACGACGGCACCGCCGTCATGGGCCGTCCGTCCTTGCCATGGGCCACGCTCGATGCCGTCTGGGCTGAAATCCTCACCCTCGCTGAGGATTGCACCCTGATCCTCGCTGGAGCCTGCGATCACGGCACTCTCACCCTCGCCTCTGCCATGTCCACTGGCTATGATGTCACCATCATCGGACGTGGCGAGATGAGCAGCACCATGACCATCGTCGCCACCGGCACCGCAGGCAGCGCAGGCAATGGCAGCCAAGATCCGAGCCCTAACGCCTACGATGGCGGCAACGGCTACAAGGTCCGACTCTTCGGCAATAAGACCGTCACCCTCACCAGCGTCACCACCACCGGCGGTGTTGGCGGTGCTATGACTGACAGCGGAGCCGTGGGCGGCGTCTATGCAGGCGGAGGCGGCGCCGGTGGTGACATCCTGCTCAAAGGCTTCCGCGTCGGCACCATCACCGCCAGCGGTGGAGCAGGCGGAGCCGCCACCGGCACCGGCAGCACCGGCGGCCCTGGTGGCAACGTCGCCGCCAACGTCAAGCTCATCGACTGCGAAGTCACCGGCACCCTCACCCACAGCGCCGGAGCCGGAGGCACCGGAGTCGGCAGCAACGGAGCCGCAGGCAGCGGAGCCGGGAACATCAAAACCTGGAACACCCGCAAGAGCACCGTCACCACCACCGGCACCGAGACGCATACCAACGTGCTCACCACGCCGGATGCTTTGTAACGGGATGTTTTGACACGGTGCCGTCGTCGTGACCGGCACCGTCTTCCTCAACACCTCCACCCTCGTCGCCCGCTCGGCCATCACCGGCAATGCCCTGCCGGTGATCTCGGCGAAGCTCCAGGCCGCGCTCACCCTGACGGTCAAGTTCTTCGCCACCGGAGAAGCCGCCGCCCTGCTCTCCTCCCCGACCTTCCGCGTCACGCTGAAGGCCACGCCCACCGGCGACCCCTTCGTCTTCACCAGCTCCGTCGCTGAGGAGCTGGCGGACGGCTACACCTTCGAGTTTTCGAGCGTCGATTCCGCCGCCCTCCGCACCGCCATCGGCGATCTCACCCAGCTCGATGCCTTCGGTGAAGTCGAGTGGACCGTCGCCAGCGTCGTCGAGCGCGTGAGCTTCCCCGTTACCATCGTCAACGCCTACATCCGCAGTGGCGACGACGCCCCTGATCCCATCGCCGATGAATCCCTCGCCTGGCTCGACGATCACGGTGTCCGCTTCGATGCCGCCCAGACCCTGACCGCCGCCCAGGCAGCTCAAGCTCTGGCAAACCAAAAGGTCACCTTCACCTCCGCTGGGTATCTCCGCCTCGTGAATGCAGCCGGTGATGTCTTCCACATCGCCCTGAATAGCGGCGAGCCTCCTGCCTAGCCTCCCATGAAAACCCTCCGCACCGCCATCCATCTCACCTCCTGGGCCATCGTCATCGCCCTCGTCCTGCTCGTCCAAAGCGTCCGCGCCCAAACCGCTAACCAATGGTATTTCCAAAAGAAAAACACCGGAGCAGGCTTCGCCGGCTACGGTGTCACCCCCATCGCAGGCCGCGCCTTCGGTCTCGATGGCTCCGGCAACCCGGCCATGATCTCAGTCTCCGGTGGTAGCGGTCTCGAAAACATCCTCAGCTCCATCACCGGCGACACCCTCACCTTCACCGGCACCCTCACCGCGCCCCGAGCCATCGCCTGGCGGGACCTCGCTGGCACCGTAGCTTTAACGAGCGACCTCTCCGCCTACCTCACCACCTCCACGGCCTCCAGCACCTACGCCCCGCTGGCATCCCCCACCTTCACCGGCACCGTCACGATTCCCAGCGGTGCCAGCATCTCCGGCTATGCTACGACTGCCGCTGTGGCGAGCGGATACCAGCCACTTGACGGCAATCTCACCGGCATTGCAGCCGCCGCCAGTGCCGCTGGCGTGCTGACAGACAACGGATCATCATCCTACTCTTACACAGCAACTAGCACCGGCGGAAATGGAAGCGCAGACAGCGGGAAAATCCCCAAACTAAACGCACGAGGAGGTTTGAATTTGGGCGGCAGCGCTGGCTCTGGCAATGTGCTTGAGGTCATTTCCAGCACTAGCTCTTTCGCCATTGAAGCAACAAACTCAACTTCGGGCGGAACGGCTATTCATGCGACACCAAACGGCACGAGTGTATCAAGTTTTGGAACCCATTTAACCGCCGCCTCACAAATCGCTTTTGAAATTGATGGCAGCCTCGGAACAAGCAGCAGCACAGGCATTTTCAGTTATATGCCAGGACCTGCGCTCATCGCTGCGGATGATAACTTTGCCGAGCAGGTCAGCATCTGGGGCACAGGGAGGAAGGTCCGCTTCACCGCAGAAAGTGCACGCGCAGCCTCTTACATCGACCTGACCAGTGCCACTCCAACAGGGGCACGCACCATCACCCTGCCAGATGCATCAGGCACTGTTTCCCTGCTCGGCTCCAGCATCGACCTAACCACCGAAGTCACGGGCATCTTGCCACCGGCAAACATGGGCACGGGCTCCAGCATCAGCACGAAGTACCTGCGTGGTGATGGCACTTGGCAGGCCATCTCAGGCGGTGGGGATGCCCTCACCAGTGGCACGCTCGCCCAGTTCGCCGCCACTACCTCCGCCCAGCTTCGAGGTGTGCTGAGCGATGAAAACGGCACCGGCGAGTTTCTCACCACCAATGGTTCGGCGGCATCCTTGACCAGCTTCCCGACCCTCAACCAATCCACCACCGGCAATGCCGCCACCGCCACCGCCCTGCAAACAGGCCGAACCATCAACGGCACCACCTTTGACGGCACCGCCAACATCACCGTCACCGCCGCCGCTGGCACTCTCACAGGCACCACGCTCGCCAGTGGTGTCACCGCCTCCAGTCTCACCAGCCTCGGCACCATCGCCACCGGCGTTTGGCAGGGAACGGCCATCGCGGACAGTTACATTTCGAGCGCCTCGACTTGGAATGCCAAGGAGGCCGCCCTCACCTTCAGCACTGGCCTCACGAGATCGACGAACACGATCACCGTCAACACGAGTCAGAACATCGCCACCCTCTCTAACCTAACCACGAACGGCATTTTGACCACCACGGGAAGTGCTGGCACCCTGACTGTTGATACCACCACAAAGCCCAAGGCGGAGGCCGCCGAGATCGGTGTCGCCATCTCGGACGAGACAACGGCCATCACCACCGGCACCGCCAAGATCACCTTCCGAATGCCCTTCTCCCTGACCGTGACAGCCGTGCGCCTTAGCCTGACCACCGTGAGCAGCTCCGGCACACCGACCGTGGACATCAACGAAGCTGGCACCACGATCCTCAGCACGAAGCTCTCCTGCGATGCCTCCGAGAAAACATCCACCACCGCCGCGACCGCTGCGGTAATCTCCGACTCCGCCCTCGCCGACGATGCTGAGATCACCATCGACGTTGATACCGCAGGCACCGGCGCGACCGGCGCAAAAGTTTGGATCATTGGCACCCGCTAACCATGAAGCTCTTCCTTCTTTCCATCGCCTGCCTCTACCTCGGCACCGCCCACGCCGTCGCAGGCTTCATCCTCAACCCCTACCGCTTCGCCACCGCAGGCAGCAGCTTTCTGGTGGACGAGGGCTTCGAGGGCACTGGCTACGAAGAAACATGGACCGAGGCAGGCACGGGCACCATCGACGAAGACCACACCGGCACCGTCATCGCAGGCAGCCAGTCCCTTCAGATCAACCTGTCCGCCCAAACCGGCTCCACCGCTGTCACCTTCACCGCGCAAGGCTCGCTCTTCACCAAGTTTCGTTTCCGTGTTGCCAGCACCAGCAGCAACCCAACGGTTGCCACGATCCGCAATGGCAGCACCATCCTTGGCAGCTTGATTCTCGTCGGCGTCAACCGCACCATGCGCACCAACGCCGCTGGCGGATCGAATGCCTCATCCTCGGCGACTCTGCCGCTCAACACTGATATTTACATCTGGCTAGAATACGTCAAAGGCAGCGGATCGAATGCCATCTGCCGGGCTGGCTGGGCCACCACGGATAGCAAGCCCGCCCTCACCAGCACAGGCACACAGACCTGCCTGAGCAGCAACGGCACCAGCACCTCCGATGCCGATACCTTCTACATCGGTCACACCGTCAGCGGCACCTACGAGTGCTTCTACGACGCCGTCCAAGTAGCCGCCTCTGCCTTCTAAACCACCCCAGAATATGCCCGCCGCTGAATCCGCCATCTCCCTCGTCGTCGCCGCCGCTGTCGGCATGTTCGCCGCCGCCGCTGCTGCCGTTCTCCCCACACCCGACCCCGCTGCCGTGGCATCCGTCATGGATGACGCTCGCCTCCGCCTCATCTGCGTGGCTGGCAGCCTCGGCGGAGCCGTCCTTAGCGTCGGCCTCTTCAAGATTAATCACGTGCGTGACATGGCCGTGAAGCTCGTTTGCTCCTCCTTTGCGGGCATCCTCTTCTCCCCGATGGCGCTCCGATGGTTAGGCTGGAGCCGCGACCTCGACGCCGTCCTCGCCGTCTCCGGCCTCACCGCTCTTATGAGCTGGACCGTGCTCCAGATGGCCGTCCCCGCCGTCACCCGCGCCGCCGCCCGCAAGCTCGACTCCCAAGTCACCGAGAAGCTGAAGCTGTGACGATTGACAGAGCCGCCGAGTTGTTATGAGCACACGCACCCGACTTCTCAACCTTCTCGCCCTTCTGGGCATCCTCGGCTTCATGTTCGGAGCCGTCTCCTGCACCGGTCCGACCACGGACAAATACACCGCCACCACCGGCATCACCCCCGGCCAGACCGCTCTCCTCGCTGGCAAATGGTGGCTCGACTACGAGCAGGCCAAAGCCGCCAATCGAATCCCGCAGGCCCTCCCCATCACGTCCTCCAAGTAGTTAGGCAGCCCCAAGCCCTCAAATGAAACCCCTCATCACCCTCGCCACTCGTTACCTCCGCTCCGCCCTGGTCAATTACAAGACCACGCTGGCCGGTGCTGCCATGATCGTTCATGCCCTCTATGTCTTCGCCGATCATGCCTCCGCCATCGCCAACGGCACTGGCGACATCAACCCCGAGCTTCTGATGATCGCCAAGACGGAAATCATCGCAGGCTTCGGCTTTATCTCCGCCCGTGATGGCGACAAGACCAGCCAAGACAGCGGCCTCCGCAAATAAGACTATCCAACCCGCCAGCAGCACGCCTCCGAGCCCCTGCCAGAAGTTCTGGCAGGGGCTTTCCATTGACAGCCACGCCGAGGAATGAAACCCCGCACATCCGCCCGTCTCGCCATTGGAAAATTCATCGTGGACTGTGAAGCCAGGCGCGATGGACAAGGCCACCTCGTCGTCTATCGCCTCCCCGCCGCCGATGGCGGAGGCACCATGGAAGTCGCTGGCATCAATGACCGATGCCATCCCGAGCAGGCCAAGAGACTCGCGGGTCTCATCGCCAACGGAGGCCACCTCTCCGCCGAGCTGCTCGCCCGCGAATACATCCTCGACTACACCGACGCCGTCCTCGGCTGGCACCCGCACATCGCCGTTGAAGCCTACCTCCGCGACTGCGCCTTCAATCGCGGCCCCGGCGGTGCCGCCAAGATTTACCAGCGCGCCGTGGGGGTAAAGATCGACGGCCAGGTCGGCCCCGTCACCAAAGCCACCGGCGGCGTCCTCATCGCCTCCGAGCTTCTCCTCTGCCTCCACCGAGCCCGCGAAGCCTACGAGCAACAAATCGCCCCGCCAGTCGGACCTCGCGCCAAGTTCTGGAAAGGCCTCCAGGCCCGATGGGACAAAGCCCTCAAGTTTTCCCAGAGCCTGCTCTGATTAATTTATTCCCCTTCGGCACACAAACGGCACACCGCCGCTCGATGCCAAGTAATTCAAGCCACTAACCCGCATTCGATTCTCGTAGGGGTCGCCATCTCTCTCAGAGAGATGGAGGCTTTTAGGAGGCTCAAAAAGGCCGGAAAACGACCGAAAACGACGCTTGAACGGCACACGACGGCTCGCGAGTGTTGAGGGTATGAAGCTCCGAAAACGTAGGCTGCCTAGTGGGCATTTCTCTTGGCTTATCGACTATGGGATCGTCGATGGGGTGCGGCGGCGTGTTTCGTTTGGGGAGGATCGTGGGGCGGCGGAGAGGGCGCTGGCGAAGGCTCAGGCGGCGGTGATGTCGCATGGGGCTCTGGGGCTTTCGGCTTCGACGCATGAGATGGCGGAGTTTTTGACGCTGAAGGGGCGGCTGGCGGAGGCTGGGGCTTCGATCTCGGAGGCGGTGGAGTTCTTTATGCGGCATGGGACGCTGGTGAAGAAACCGGTGCGGGTGGCGGAGATGGTGGAGTCGTTTATCTGGGCGAAGGTGGAGGCGGGAAAGTCGCAGAGGACGTTGGAGACGTATCGGGGGACGCTGCGGTCGCTGGCTCGGGCCTACCCGATGCGGATGGCGCATGAGCTGAAGGCGGGGGAGGTGCTGGGCTGGCTCTCTGGGCAGGGCTGGAGCGGGCGGACGCAAAGCGGGGCGCTGGGGCATTTCCGGTCGCTTTATGCTTGGGGGCGTGAGGTGAGCCAGGGGCATGTGGCGGTGGACCCTTCGGCGGGGATGAAGGTGAAGGCTTCGGCCGGCGAGGAGATCGGGACGATGTCGGTGGAGCAATGTGGGCGGATGCTGAGGCAGGCGCTTCTGGAGCCGCGCATGATGGCGTATGTGGTGCTGGGGATGTTCGGGGGGCTGCGTCGGGCGGAGATCGAGCGGCTGACGTGGGATGCGGTGAATCTGGAGGAGCGGACGGTGGTGGTGGGGGCGCGGATTTCGAAGACTCGGCAGCGGCGGGTGGTGGATCTGCCGGCGAATGCGGTGGCGTGGATTCGTGCGGCGGGGGAGGAGGTGCGGGGGAGGTCGATGCGGGTGGCTCCGTCTAACCTCAAAGAGAAGTGGCCGCTGTTTTGGCCGAGGTGTGGGATGGCGGTGTGGCCGAACAATGGGCTGCGGCATACGTTTGCGTCGATGCACTATGCGATGTGGCAGGACGAGGCGAAGCTCCAGGTTCAGATGGGGCATGAGTCGGCGAATATGCTGCACCAGCATTATCGTGCGCTGAAGACGCGGCGGGAGGCGGAGGCGTTCTGGGCGCTCAAGCCGGGATGAGTTCTCGTTTCGCTGTTCTCAGTTACCGATGGCGGCGACGTGCTCTGCGTCGTTTGGGGAAGCGGAGGCTGCCGGTGATGAGACCCCAGCCGATGGCGCAGAGGATGCCGAGGGATAGGGCGGCGATGGTTTCCCAGGTGGTGGCGGCGATCATGGGGACGGGATGGACGGTGTTGACGTTATTGACTTTTCGGGGAGGATGCGAGTATGAATTTGCTGACTACTTACTGGCTTTGCCGCAACCCAGATGCTGATGCTGAGGGGCCGTTTGCTTTGGGGCAGCTCCAGAAGATGCATGAGGCTGGCATGGTGACGGCTGCGGCGCTGGTGTGCCGCCAAGGGGAGGAGGTGTGGTATGGGCTGGATGATGAGCTGGCGGCCTGTGAGATGGAGGCGGGCCGGGAGCCTGCTTTTATCCCGCCGACGTTGCAGATGGCTCCGGTGAGAAAGAAGCGGCGGAGCAAGGGGAGCGGATGCGGGGCGATGTTTTGTTTTCTGTTAGGTCTGGTGATGCTGATTTTATTCTGGCCGCTGGGGCTGCTGCTGATCGTGGGCGCGCTGATCATCGACCATACGAGCTATGAGATGACTTGCGGAAGGTGCGGTAATTCTGTGGCGCCGAAGTCGCGGCTATGCCCGGCCTGCCGTGTGCCGTTGAAATAAAAAAGCCCGGTGGTAAACCGGGCTTTTTTGTGGGATGATGGTTAGGCGATGTCAGAGGCCGTCGAAGCCTGCGTCTTTGTGGTGTTCGTCGGCAACTTTCAAGCCGCTATCGCATGGGAACTCATAGACATTGCCTGAGTTCTGGGGCTTGAGGGGTGCGAGTTTGGTTTTTGCTGCGCTTTTGTTTTTAGCCCAGCTTGCGAAGCTGGAGCCGCACTCGTCGGCAGCTTCTTTGACCAGTGCGGAATGATCCTTTTTTATGGATTCGATGTCGGTTAACCCGATTCGAAGACAGAGGCGCATGGTGTCCTGCTCTGAGATGCCGAGGTTGATCGAGAGTGCGGATATTTGTGCTTTCAGTTCGGCGGGCATACGCACGGGGAACGAGACGGTATTGGGTGTGCTCATGGCTTAGAATAGCCTATGTATAAACTTTGCACACATTTTTGTTGCAACTGTATGCGTTTTGCATACAGTGGTTCCCATGAGCAAGAAAACGAGCCCAAGAAGACCTGAATCAGTGAGCGTCCCAGTCCGCCTTTCGACGGATCTGGATGCCAAGATCGATGAGGCATCGAGATCCACGAATCTCTCTAAGCAGGACGTCATGCGTCTCTCTCTGGAGCGGGGTCTGAAGGTCCTAGTGAGCCAACTGGCGGCGGCCTGATTTTGAACCCCTGACCTTACTGACGATGAAACTGACAACCCAGGAGCGGGCGGCGATGGCGGCGATGATGACGCTGGTGGCTGAGAAGCTGGCGGCGATGCCGGAGACTCGGAAGCTGAACCGGGAGCAGGGAGCGATTGTGGATCGGCTCTGCGATGTGCGCAACGGGCTGCGCGAGGTGCTGAAGCGGGCCTGATTTTTTTACAATCCCGCACCGCAGGGGCTCTGCGGCACAACCAACAACGAAGACACGGAGGAAGACGATGATCTACGAAAACCAAAATACGAACAGAAGAAGACGGGGGGCCGGGCAGGCGCAACCGATGGGGCGCTCGGCATCGGACAAACGGGTGTCTGCCAGTGGGGCGGCTGCGGGTGGGGGGAATGCGAGTTCCCGTGTGGGGGATTATCTGGAGGCGGGGGCGGCGAGGCTGCGGGCTTGGCAGGACGAGCATCTGAGTGTGGAGAGTCAGAACGGGCTGAAGCCTGAACTACAAACTACGAGCTTCCCGCCTGCGCCTCGGGATCTGCGGGCGCTGCTGGTGCGTAAGGGCTTGGGAGGGGCGCACCGGCCATGATGACGCTGGCTTCGACTTTGACGCGGTGTGAGCCGCGCCGTGGGGGTGGTGTGAGCCGCTTTCTGGGGCGTGTGGTGATGCTGCTGGTGCTGTCTGCGCTGGCGGGGTGGACGCTGCATGTGGTGGGGCACATCCACCGGGCTTGCCTGCGCTATCAGGCTCAGATTTTGGAGGTGTCGCGGCCATGAGGTGGGTGCGTGCTTTTTGCCTCTGGCTGGAGGGGCCGCTGTGTCTGACGGACGCGGTGGTGCCGTGGGCCTGCGCGATGCTGCTGGTGCTGGTGCATGTGATGCTGGCGGTGCTGGGAGGGGCGCTGTGCCGATGAGTGCGACGCTGGAACAACTCACCGAGGAGGTGCGGGGTCTGCGGTCGCTGATGGAGGCGGTGGCGGCGGTGCTGTCACCGGCGGGGCAGTCCCGCCCGCTGACTGCGGAGGAGCTGATGCGGCGCTGGGCGGTGCCGGGGGAGACGCTGGAGCTGCGGCTGGATAATCTGGCGAAGCGGTGCCGGGCGCGGGGTCTGAAGCCGATGAAGGGGACGCGTGGTGCGTTTGCGACCTACATGGTGGCGGATGTCCAGGCGGCTGAGGGGTTTAGCAATGGAACAACCAAACGGAGGAGAAGACTATGATGGACGATTTTGAAACAGTGAGACCCCAAACGGGGGAGCGGATCTCGGTGACGATTCATTCGGCATCGGGGGTGCTGATGGCGGTGATGTTTGAGGGGACGGAGACGGTGTCTCTGGCTCTGGATGATGAGAAGCTGGTGGAGATCAATCGGGCTCTGGCTCTGGCTGGGGCCTGTGTGGACTTCACAGTGATGGAAGGGGGTGCGCGATGAGTCCGGCGGATATTCGGAAGATGGTGGCGCGTGCTCTGGCTGCGGGGGGCGTGGTGGCGGATTCGAGATCGAAGACGACTCAAACGCGATACCCTGCGGAGTGCCGTCGTGGTAAGGTGATGGTGTGGTCGGCTGAGGCGAGCTGGCTGCCGAAGGAGTGTGTGCAGAAGCTGGACGCGATGGGCAAGGTGCGCGGTTTTTCCTGGCGGGATATGCCATCGGTGGCGGGCTCTGAGGATGTGCGTGCGATGAACTTTTGGCTCTGGTGCCGGGGGCTGATGGATCAGCCGAATGTGAAGCTGACGCTGGCCCAGCGGGCGAGACGTGATGCGATGCTGGCGATGAGTGCCGAGGAGAAGGAGGTGCTGGTATGATCGCGGGAACTCGAATTACGAAGGTCATCCGCAAGTCGGAGCGGCCAGGGATGGAGACTTGGGAGCAGCCTTTCAACGGCAAGACCTGGGAGGACATGCCCACGGTGGGGGGTTATGAGCATAAGTTGCTAGACTTCGCGCTGTGGCGTCGGGGGATGTATGACCCTGAGTTCGACCTGGCTGTGGATGCTGAGGACGATGAGGAGGAGGGGGTGAAGACTCACCGCCGGACGATCAATCAACGGAAGTTCGGCGCGTTCGGCGGTCGGGGCCGGATGGCTCTGCGTGCGGCTCGGGCACAAGAGCGTGCGGAGCGTGAGATCACGATCCGCGAGGAAAACCTTTGGCTGAAAAAGCAGGACAACGAGGTGCGCTATGCTCGGCAGGCGGAGCTGCTGGTGGTGTGGCAACGTGCGAAGGTGCAGCGCGGTTTTGTGCGGGCTTTCTATGATGCGGACTGCACGGCGCATTCGGCACTGATGCGGGCGATGGGCAGGGGGAGAGCCAATGTGGGGCCTCTGCGGGCTGTGTCGCTGGATCGCATCGAGCGGAATTTTGAGAGGCTGAAGGAGAAAGGCTGGAAGCTATGAGTGGCAATCTTTTCAACTTCAAACCGGAGGAGCTGATGGTGCGGGCGCGCCGTGAGCGTGAACAGCAGGCGATGGTGCTGCGGATGGTGGCGGATGCGCTGCTGAAGCCGGGGGTGACGGCGAAGGATCTGACGGAGCTGATCGAGACGGAGATGCCTGCGGTGAGGACGGGGATGGCTTTGGCGAGAAACTACCAGCAGGAGGCGGAGCGGCAGAGGTCGGCTCTCCAGCCGGTGATGGATCTGTGGGCCAGACGTGCCGGTGAGGAGGTGGCGGCGTGAACGAACATTATGACGTGGCGGCTCTGGACCCTTCCCGCGTGGATGGGGCGGGGGAGAGATCGGCACGGGTGACGCTTTTTTCTCAGGTGCTGGTGGCCTGTGTGGTGGATGCGGCGTGTCTGCGTGAGATGGGGCTGCGGGCCTGGGTGCTGTGTGAGCGGCTGATGCCTGGGTGTCTGCCGAAGACTTCGGCGCGGCTGCGGAAGGATCTGCGGTCGGTGGCGCTGATGTGCTGGGAGCACCTGCGGGTGGGGCCGGTGGATGCGTCGATGGATGAGCAGGCGCAGGTGGTGGAGATGGTGATCGGGGGGCTGGGTGATCCGCTGGGGCTGGGCCGCCGGGTGTCTCTGCTGGCCTATGCGTATGAACGCGGGCCGGTGGTGCGGGCGGCGCTGCCGAGCTTCGAGGCGATCGGCAAGCTGTGGGGCCTGCGGGCGAGGAATCCGAGGTCGGCGGTGTGTGCGGCGATGCAGGCGGTGGTGCGGGGCGTGGTGGAGAAGTCCCAGCTCCGCGATATGCACGATGAGATGGGGCTGACGGAGTTTTGGTTTGCGAAGAAGCGGGTGACGCGTCGGCGCTGTGAGGTGGCGCAGAGGGGGAACACGAATCGCAAAGCAAGCGAGGAGGAGGATCTGCCGGTGTGTGTGCGTGAGGCTCTCCGGCGTGAGCATGAGGAGCTGGTGCATGGGGTGCCGGTGCGGGCGGAGTTTCGCGGGCTGAGTCCGCTGCAACTGCGGCGAAAGCTGCAAGGGCTGGCGGACGAGGCGGAGCGGAGACGGCTGGGGATTTGATGGGGCGGGGTAACGAACAACAAGAACAAACGAACAAAAAAATAATATATGAATACAGAGATCACAAAAACATGCCTGAACTTGAAGTGTCTCGTCGGTCAAGGTATCGATGCTTTGACCGCTGCGGGGAGGCTATTGCTGGAGATGTTAGATGGTGGAGCATCTTTCCCTGATATATCCGAGCAAAGCGGGATTCCAATGGATGTCCTGGGGCAACTGGAGCGTATCGGTCGGCATCAACTCAATCCACATTTACTGCTGGCTACCTACCCAGCGGTCCAAGCGATCCAGCGGCTAAGTCTGAGTGAACAAGATAGGCTTCTTTCCGAGCCTGTGGCGGTGATGGTGATGAAGGATGGTCATCCTGACACGCTGATGATTGCGGCGAAGAATATGACCCGCGAGCAGGTGGGGCAGGTCTTTGCTAAGGGGCATGTCCGCACGTTAGCCGAACAGCGTGCATGGTTGGAAACTCGGGGCCAGAAAAGTATTCCGCCCAAGTTGCAGGATGTCCCATACACGATCACGAGGAGGCACACGGTGGTCTTCAATGCATGCGTGGAACTGACGGCCAAAGAACTTTTCAGAATCGCTCAAGCATTACAAGACTAACTATGAGCGAAGATCTTCCCAAGCGCCGTGATCGTAAGGCATACCTGCGTGCGTGGTATCTCCGTAACCGTGAGAAGGAGGTGGCTTCCGCGCTGGCGCGGAAGCGTGAAAAGCTCGTTTCTATGAATGCAATGGAGTATGCGCTTTATGCCCAGGCCCGCAGGAAAGAGGGTAAAATTACTCGACTTCGGCGCGACTTAAAACGCGCATGTGATCCTGACTTTGACGCCACTTACCGGCAGAAAAAGGCAGCACAGAGCGCCGAATACAGAGCAGCTGTCAAGGCAGATCCTGAAAGGTTGGCGAAGCAGCGCGAAGTCAAAAAGCTAGCTATGCGCCGCAGGCGTGCAGGTGTGAAGGGGTCGCCGAGTAAAACTGCAACTGTGGGCAAAGTGAAGAAAGTTATGCCAGTTAAGAAGCCTGGTGTGCGCGTCTGCCGCAAGTTTGCGGCTGCTCAGAAATTCGCACAGATCGTGACGGGTCTGACTCTGGACGTGCAGGCAGTGAGGTGGGGGTGATCTGGGAACTGACAACGAATTATTTCTAACTATGAAAAACGACAATAAACATACGATGACGGGGCCGGTGATGAGATCGCTGAGCCGGGTGAAGGAATGGTCTGCGAATCCTCGGCAGGGGGTCTATGAGGGCATCCCTGAGATGGTGGAGTCTCTGCGGGCGAATGGGCTGCAAGATGCGATCCATGTGTGGGAGCGAGATTCGGGGGACTATCTTTTAAAGGGACATCGCCGCTTTGCGGGGATGCAGGCTCTGGGCTGGGTGGACTGTCTCCAGGTGGTGCACCACTTCGAGGATGAGGGGGATGCCTACCTTTATCTGCTCCAAGATCACGGGCATACTGTGGCGCTGAATGCGGAGGAGTTGGTGACGGCGGTGGAGGTGGGCGTGGGGATGGGGATGACGGTGGGGGATCTGGCCCCGGCGCTGGGTCGATCTGTGGAGCGTGTGCAGCTCTTCTTTGATCTGGGGGAGATGCTGCCGCAGCAAGGGCGCGAGGCGCTGGCGGATGGTCGGCTTTCTCTGCATGTGGCGGAGCTGTTGCTGCCGCTGGATCGCGGTGAGGAGATGCGCGGGGCTCTCCAGATGGTGCTTTGTGATGCGGTGGGGAATGAGCCGCTGAGTTTCAAGGCGGCGGAGGCGGCGATCCAGGCGAAGTATGTGCAGCCGAAGAGGTGGCTGGCGGCCTGGCTGCGTCTGGTGGGTGTGCTGATGAAGAAGTATCCGGTGGCGGATGGGTATCACTTTGTGGAGTGGGGCCAGCGTGGGGAGTATGTGCAGGGCGAGTCGGGGCAGCCATGGCCTGACTATGAGTTCGGCGATGGCTACATGCCGCGTGATGCGGATGGCCGGCAATGGCAGGAGAAGGCGAAGGGGCTGGGGGTGCCTGTGTATGTGGTGCCTGCGCCTCGTCGCGATGATAAGTTTGTGCTTCTGGTGTCGAAGAAGATGCTGCGGGATGCGGAGTCGGTGGAGGCTGCGGAGGTGCCGGAGTCGGAGCCTGTGGAGGAGCGTGAGGTGACGGTGGATGCTGGGGATGGGCCTTCTTTGTTTTCTGACGCTGGTGACCGTATTGACCGCGCTGACGATGAGGATGGGCGGTGGATGAAGGTGATGTTTAATGCGGTCTGGGAACATCTGAAGGCGAACCCGACGGATGCGATGACTGGCCCGCCATGGGAGTGCTTTCTGGAGCTGCTGGTGCATCTGGCGACGGATGTGGACGCGGGGGCGCTCGAGGCCTGGCTGGGGATTGAGAGCGCGGATGATCTGCGGGGCTGGCTGGCGAAGGATCGGAGCCAACGCTGGCAACTGCGCCAGGTGATGGTGCTGCTGCTGGTGATGGCGGCGGATGCGGCGGAGTCGCGTGCGGAGCTGCGGCAGGCGGTGGGCGGTCTGCTCTGCGAGCTGGGGGTGGATGTGGAGGAGTTGGAGGGGCGGGTGGACGATTAGCATGACCTACGCCGCCACAGACTCCCGCATTCAGCAGCCGCGCTCCTCGGTGTTAGGTCCATGCGCTGGTTCGCCTTTGTCGCTCTATCGTGAGCTGTTCATTGTAGGGCATCGAATGCTCTTTCAGCAAATGACGGAGGAGCAAAGGGAACGCTGCATGACGATGCGCTATGGACAGCTCCGGCAATTGATCCTGCGGAAATACAAGCAAGTGCTGGAAAAGCGGCATCGCTGGGCACTACGACGCCGAAACGACCAACAAATCACGCTGGCACTCCAGCAACTCAAAGAACTGAAAACACTAATCGAAAAAACCTATGATAACCAACATTGAAGACCTGCGGGAAGAACTGGCCAAAACCATTGAGCGCATCAAGACAGAGCCTCGATTCGTCGGGCAAGCTGTCGAAATCAATAACGCGGCGGGCAAGATGATCGCATCAGCAAAGATTCAGACTGAATACATGAGGATGATCAAAAAGCCTGAAGAGATCGCATTCATGACGCCGCGCCCGGTGAAGAAGTAAGGCGAAAACGATAAGGCTGACTCACCAGCGAACCCAAAAACATGAATACCAAGAACGATAATCCAGAGCGGTTGAGTCCTGCCGCTGGTTCTGTGACGAACGTCGCCAGCACGCCGATCACGGAAGCCTTCGCTCGCACTGCTGACTGGCAAAGCGCGATGGACTTTTGTCGCAAATTGGAAATCCGACTCAACGTGCAAAGGGTAGCGCTGGAAGCCGCTGAGGAATGCCTCTCTTTGATCGAGGACGTAGGACACGGGGCAATGTCAGACAACGTGACCGTCGCCAGAGGCATCGTGCTCGCTGCGCTTTCACAGAACAGTGATTATCCACACCAACTTTCTACATAGCCATGACCAAAATAGAAATGGAGCAGCGGGTGAGGACGGTTTGCAGGGTGCGGAGGCTTTCTTTGCACACTGAGGAGAGTTATTTGGGCTGGATTCGTCGCTTTGCGGGGCATGTGAAGAGCTGCGGGGATGTGTCGCGTGAGGAGAAGGTGCGGCTGTTTTTGGAGAGGTTGGCGGCGAGATCGTCGGCTTCGACACAAAACCAGGCTTTGAACGCGGTGGTGTTTTTTTACCGTGATGTGATGAAGGAGCCGCTGCGGGCTGCTGCGCACAAGTGCGGGCTGACGAAGCGGGTGACGGCGCATACGCTGCGGCATTCGTTCGCTACGAACCTCTTGGCCGGTGGGGCAAGCATCACGCAGGTGCAAGAGCTGCTGGGGCACAATTCGGTGGAGACGACTCAGGTGTATCTGCATTGTGTGCCGAGGTTTGCGGAGTCGATCACGAGTCCGCTGGATGCGATGCCGATGCCTGAAAATGTGGTCAAGTTTGAGAGGAGGGCTGTGGCGGCGTGAGGGACTTTGAGGACATCAAGCGGGAGGTGGTGGAACGTCTGGACATGCGGGCGGTGGCGGAGCTTTGTGGGGTGAAGGCGCGGAGGTCGGGGGTGGCGTGGGTGTGCTTGTGCCCGTTTCATGCGGAGAAGTCGCCGAGCTTTCAGTTAGGTGGTCGGGAGGGGATGCAGCACCGGGGGCATTGTTTCGGGTGCGGCTGGAGCGGGGACGTTTTCGCGTTTTGGGGCGAGGTGAAGGGCTGCGATTTTAAGACGAGCCTGATGGACCTGGCGCGGGTGGCTGCGGTGAGCCTGGGGGATGGTGTGGAGTGGGTGAGGCCGGATGCGCCGAGGGTGTGCCGCATGGAGCCGGTGCGGGAAAATGGGCTGGGTGAGGGTGAGACGCACAAGAAGCCGTCACTGCCGCCACTGAGACACCTGCGCCGGGAGGAGTGCGAGCTGATCGCGAGGCATCGGGGGCTGGATGCGGAGGCGGTGTGGGTGGCGGCGCGTGTGTTTAAGCGGGCGGCTTTTTCGATGTGGCCGCTGTATGAGGGGGCGGATGGTGGCTGGCATGAGCGGAGCTGCGGGGCGGTGCCGAGCTGGTGCGTGATCGATGAGACGCGCGCGGTGGCGGAGTTCCGTCGCCTGGACAATGCGAAGTATGTTAGGCAAGATGGGGGCGAGATCAAGGCGTGGTCAACGTGTGGGAAGTCGTGGCCGGTGGGGGCTGCGACTATAGGGGACCGTGGGTGTGTGCTGCTGGTGGAGGGTGGGCCGGATTTGCTGGCGGGGTTTCATTTTCTGAGACGCTGGGGGATGCTGGAGAAGGTGGCGGTGGTGGGGATGCTGGGGGCGGCGAATCGGATTCGTGAGGATGCGTTGCCTTTTTTCAAGGGGAAGCGGGTGCGGATCATGGTGGATGCGGATGAGCTGAAGGATGCGGTGAAGCCGGGGATGCGGCGTGTGCCAGGGATGGAGGCTGCGGCGAGGTGGTCGGGCCAGCTCTGCGAGGCTGGGGCTGCGGTGGAGACTTTTTGTGTGGGGCCGGTGTATGAGCCGGAGGGGCTGCGTGTGTGGGGCGGGACGTGGGGGCCGATGTGGTCGGGTGCGGTGCGTGTGCTGGAGGGTGGTTTGACTTTGCCCTCCGGTGCGCCGGTGAAGGATGTGAATGATCTGGCGCGGTGCTCTGCGGATGTCCTGGAGAGTGCGGATGTGCGGGAGGCTTTCCGCGTGTGGGATTTTTAGGAGGAAGCGGGGAATTTTAACCAACCAAATCTGTGGCGAAGAAACAACCAACGAAAAAGAAGGATGCTGCTGCGAACCCGCGACGGGGGAAGGTGGTGAAGGTGGCGGCGGATGCTCCTGCGACTTTTGAGTCGGGGGCCTCGGCGGCTGCGCCTGTGGGCTTTGATGCGGAGGAGGTGTGTGAGGAGATGAAAATTTTCTGGAAGTCGGGGGATGGTGATAATTTTTATATGAAGAGCCCGACGGAGGGCCGCTGGGACCGATGGACGAAGGATGCGACGGTGGATGCGATGAGGTCGCTACCGGACCGGCTGATCGCGATCAAGGCGCGTGAGGGTGAGCAGGTGAGTGAGGCGAAGCGTGTGCTGTTGCATGTGCGGCGGACTCGGGCTCTGGATGAGGTGCTGCCCTCGCTGCCTGGGTATCAATCAAAGGTCCACAGACTGGACTCGGGTGAGCGGGTGCTGGTGAAGAATGCGCCGAAGCTGGTGGTGCCGGTGGAGGGTGAGTGGGAGAATATCAGGATGCTGATCGATGGGCGGCTGGATCTGTCTGTGAATGGTGGGGTGGACCAGACGCCGTGGTTTCACTCATGGTGCAAGGTGGCGGCGGAGAGTATCCGCGAGGGTGAGCCTGGGCACTGGCGGGCGGGCCATGCGATGATCCTGACGGGGCCGAAGGGCTGCGGGAAGAATCGGCTGCAAGAGCAGATTATTACTCCTTTGTTAGGTGGATATGGTCGCTTTGCGGACCCGGCGAAGTTTCTTTTCGAGGCGGATGAATTCAACGGGGATGTTTTTTCGGCAGAGCATCTGATGCTCTCTGAGATCCCGACGCCGAGCCAGCGGACGGTGGACCGGACGAGTCTGGCGGAGAAGATCAAGCAGGTGGTGGCGAATCCGGCACAGCGTATGCGGCTGATGAGGACGGAGCCGTGCTCGGTGAGTCCGTTTTGGCGGCTGACGATCTCGGTGAATGATGACCGGGAGAAGCTGCGGAGTCTGCCGGTGATCACGGCGGACTTCGGGGACAAGGTGCTGATCTTTCACTGTGCCTCTGGGGCGCTGCCGGTGATCACGACAAACTCGATCGAGAACCAGAGGGAGTTCCGTGAGGTGATGGAGCGGGAGTTGCCGTGCTATTTGCACTGGCTGCTGAATGTGTGGGAGGTGCCGGAGGAGCTGAAGGAGTATGGTGATGGGAAGAATGCGACGAGATTCGGCTTCCGTGAGTATCATGCGCCGATCATCCGCGATGAGTTGTGGGAGGATAGCCCGGCGGCGAAGTTGCTTGCTTTGATCGATACGGCTGTTTTCACTCGGGGAAGTAGTTTCCCAAGTGAGGGGGATGAAGCGCCTGGTGCGATGAAGCTGTGGGACATGGTGGGGGATAAGGAGACGGGCCATGATGAGCAGGGGATGAAGGTGCGGCTGTGGCACGGAAAGGCGGAGACGCTGGAGCTGCTGCTGACGGGTGAGGGTGGCTGGCACTGCTCTGTGGTGACGCTGGCAAAGTCGCTGTTTCGTGCGTGCAAATGCTCGAGGCTTCTGGGGTCGCTGCATGACAACGAGGCTTACAAGGATGTGCGTATTTCAAAACGGGATACGCGAAACTGGAAGGGCTGGATGATCGCTCCGCCGTCCGTTTGATGAGAGATCGGAGCGCCTGCACGTTCGGGCGCTGATACCGGAAAATCGGCTTGTGTGACGTCACACTCTCGCTTGTGACGCGTCACTCCGTCACAGTGGAACGCCCAAACTGTGGGCGTGGAACGATGATGTTACGGCGTGACGCACTTTTCGGACGGATTGCCACACAGCAAGCCGCGATTCTGTGAATTGCTCACCTTTCCCTTTGAGGGTGGATAAATTAATAAAAATGAAGCGTCACTCCGTCACAGTAATCTGGAAGCTCGCAGAGAGTAGGGCTGGAGTGTGACGGATGGTGCCGTCACGCTGGGTTGGGTGCCGTCACGGTAGGGGGTGGGTAAAGGAATCTTTTTGCGCAGGCGGGTCCTAGCTCGGGTTTTATGTCT